AACTTGGTTTTGATTGATATCTGACTCTGATACTATAAATTGACCATTTTCAGAAGTAATACCAGTAAAAGTAACCGTAGATAAACCTGCAGTTGTATCCGCATCAATTTTATAATTAAACCCTGCATTATTAAGAGTAAATGGTGTTTGGAATACACCATTAATGAATAATACACCGTTACCAATCTGAATACCAGCTGAGGTATTTGCACCACCAACTGTTAATGAATATGTTTTACCTATTCCAGTGAAGTTATCTGAAATATCATCAAATAACATGTTAGTTGTATAATTCTGTCTTAAGAAAGTTCTGCCACTGAAATCTGCTTTTATAAATGGTAATTCAGTTGGAGTCTTTCTCTCTCTTGTATTACCCTTTGGTGGTTCTATAAAGTGCACAGAACTGTCTATGATATTAAATGAACCTCTATGAATTCTTGCTGTTGCTCCATCAGAGTGTGATGCAGCAACAATGCCTAAAACTCCTCTTTCAACTCTTACTGAAGGCACGGTTGAAATACCGAGTGAAATGTTAAGTGAATTATCAATGTCACCAGATCCATCTGCTGTACTTGTAAATCCTACCTGCTCAACCTTCATAAATTCATTATCTATTTTTAGAATATCAGCAGTAAATATAGATCCGATACCACTTAATGCAAATTGAGATGTTGCAGCACCGATATTGCCATCTAAAGTGTGTGTAATTGATGTAAATGTTATCGGTTGTTGAGTAACTCCATCTAATCCAAGAATTGTTTTTGTAAGTTGCTGAGTCATCGTCAACTTATGTGCATTACCAGCACCAACTCCAGTGAATGTTATAGCGGTACCTGCTGTTATATCTGCTCTTGTTGGGAATAATTGAAATTCATTCTCATCTCTTACTTTAACAAAAACTGTTGAAGGTAATATGTCAGTTGTAACTCCTGCAAAGTTTACAGTTGATGCGATTGATACTGGTGTGGCAGCAATACCTACAAAAGTTGATGCTTCCTCATAAGTAATCTCTTCATTAGTATTAAAGAAATGATTAGGTATTGTAAATATACCAGTGCTTTTTTCAAGACCAACAGTATCCGTTGGGTTAAATGTTTTCTGATATATTGGAACACCTTCATGTTTTAGTTCAAATGTAGTTTTATTTGCTCTATTTCCATTTCTACCATCAAATGAAGTAACAAATACGTTTTGTTGGACAGGACCATAATCTAGATCTATGGAAGTATTATTAAAATCTGTTTCTGTATAGAATATTTCGTTAAATGATTGAACTTCTATTAGAGATAAGAATGATGAGTCAGGATAGAATTTTAGATCAATATCATTACCATTAATTTCACCACCAAATGTACCAATACCTGATGTTGATCCAATAGAAATGAACGGATATTGAACTGTTAAAATATCATCAGCATCTCTAACAGTTACTATTTGATGAACTGCTGATGTGTCTCCACATGATACTCTGACCAGAGATTTAACTGTACTATCATTATCTTTACTTACAGATGTGTAAGTTATTGGGTTTGTTGTGCCTGTATTGTATTGTGACTCTAATCTAACACTTCTTTCAGTTCCTGCTGGTTGATCTAATGATAAGAAACGATGTGTACCAGTCCCTGCTGTTGTAGTTCCTAATCCAACAATATTCGCTCTTACATCTAAAGGATTTAATCTATCATTTTGTACCTGTATTTTTATTAAATCATTCTCAAATCTTGTTGTTACAAGTCCAACTACGTTTCCATTTCCTGCTGTACTTGAATCTACAAATATATTTGATTCTGCAGTTGTTGAACCATCAAAATCAATTAAAACTTCATTATAGTTAATTTCATTGGTAACAGAATCTTGGACAAATATTTTTGCAAATAATCCATTAAAATCATCTTTAGAAAACTCAGCAATTGAAGTTGTAGTCAAACCTACGGTAGTTGATCCAACACCGACATTTGATCCTGTTAATTTAACACTTCCTATGATTTTATTTCCATTAGAAATAACATTTGTGTCAAAAAATGTTTTTAATACTTTTATATCATGATCTCTATTAAAGGGATCAACTGGTTCAAATATTAAATTATTATCACCACCAGTGGTTGTTTCTGTCTTTATTTCACCTAACTTTAAGTTGCCATTTTGATTATTAAGTCCAATACCAGCTGAGTCTGATGATTTTTCTATGATAAAGTTATCATTTATTGTTTTCATCACGATTACTTCACTGATTTGAGTATCAAATGTATCTGGATCAATAATTTGTATCAAATAAGTAGCAAAATCAGTTAGTATTTCATCAATAATTGTTGTTCCTTCAGCAAAACTCACACTTGAGAATTGAGAACTTATGTCATCATGAATAAGAACTCTATTAGTAAGACATCTTGTAAAATCAGTAAGTTTTTTCTGATTTAATAATATATTTTTTGATTTATTATCTACTATATCATAATCATCTCCAAAATCAAAATTTCTCACTTCATCTACTCTTACCTCAGAAACTAAATCAAATATTAATGTTGATATAGAATCTGGACTTGCAGTATCAATGCCAACTTTTACATTCCGTAATACACTAGTATCAGCAAAGTTTTTCAACCCTGCAGGGTGTACTAATCTGTTAACTGGATTGGAAAATTCATCCCATGTAATAGGACTCTTAACTGCATATGAAAGATTTTGATAATAATCATTATTAGCAATTACCTGTGTATCGTCATTTAATTTACCTATACCATCAATCCAACCATATTCTTGTCGATTTGCATAATTGATATTAAATTTAGCAATATTTCTTATAATACTTGAAACTTCTGCCGATACACCACTTAATAATCCATTAATTCTATCACCTTTATTAAATTTACTTACACCATCTAATTTGATATAATCATCCCTAATTTCTACAACAACTAAATCAGTCTTCTCACCATTAACGTTTACTGGTTCATTTTTTATGAATTGTCCTCTTGTTTGTAATGGAATAATTTCTGGATATATTTTCTTATTAATTATAGATGCAAATCCAGATTGGAAGGTTTTACCAATACCAGGATTAGTTGTTAGACCAACAAGACTAAATTTAAGAATTGCTATTGTACCAGGTGTGTATGATGTGACTTTAAAGAATCTATAATCATAATTTTCTGAATTAAATCCATCGCCAGTTACAGCGGTAGAAACTCCAACACCACCTGTACCTATTCCAGATTCACCTACTCGTTGAATACCCTCAACATAAATCTCATCACCCTCTGCAAATGGTTGAGGATTGGGGAATCCATTAAATGGTGTTTCCAAGAAACAAGTTACGATTCCAGAGGTGCTTGTTTGTATAGAATTGATACCAACACCATTAGAATTATTGATTGAAACTAAACGATGTTGTATTGAATCTAATCCGTTTAACGGGGCAACAACATCTACATCAATTATTGTTTGGTTCTTGAATACTGGGTTAAATGAAATATTATCAACTACAGTATTAGTTTCAGGATTAAAGAGTAATAAACTAGGTGCAGATGTAAAATCAGATCCACCATTTATTACATTAACGCTATCTACCACATCAAGATTGTCGATATTAACCACTGAAGGTATCAAAGCTTCAGGTCTAAGTGTTTTATCAGCTGAATATTCATACCCAAAATCTTTTATTCTAACATCTTTTATTTTACCAATTTGATTTGATATAGGAATAAGATTAGCATTCTGTCCTAAAGTAGATTTTACTGACTTAAACTTAGGTAATTTTTCATAATTAAATCCTGGTGTTAGAACTTTTACATCATTTATTGCTCCATGTGTATTTTTTGATTTTGTAGAATACTCTAATTTATCACAATCAGTGCTCTCATATCTGAAAAATTCTGGTAACTTAGGAGAAAAATTAAATGTTTCGGAGGTAACACCTGTAATTTCATATTCACCGTTGTAAATACTTGGTACAAAAATTATTTCGGAATAATTTTGTACTTCGGTATCAGCAGTGCTTATAAATCCACCTTTTGTCAATCCATAATATAAAGTAATTGGGGATGAAGTAGTATTAGAAAGAGTAAGATTTGACTCACTTGATTGAGTTCCTACTCCAACAGTTCCTACTTGAACAACATTAAAACTACTTGAATCTTGTGCACTATTATATTCATTTAATAAATCCTTGTCGTAAAAAATCTTAAAGTCAAAATCAGTTAAAGATGTATCAGTGAGACCAAATGCTAACTTAGAATTTTTAGTAACGCTTATTCTGGGGTTAATTGGTGCGATAGTTTGATCACCACCTGTGTTAGGATTAATTGTTATTAATCTTACTGGATCTGAACTTAAGTCCTTAAATGTTTCTGCTAGTTGGAAGTACCTATCATTTATTCTGTTTACATAATATAATCCAGTTGCAATACCTGTACCATTACCACCATCATGTAAAACCTTATCTCCAGTCTTGAATCCATGATTTTGTATATCAATTCTATTCGCTTCCACATCCGAACTTGTAAATGATATTGGATTAATTAATAGTTTATCAAATTGACTATTATATTTTACAGATACAGGTTTAGTGGTAGAACCAATACCTACTGCAAGATTTGGAACGACGTTAATTTTGACAATATCACCATTTTGTAATCCATGAGTAGTAGTGTTTGCTGCTGAAATATTTGTTGTAACGGTACTTACAACATGATCAATGTCTCCGATTACTTGATTAAATGTAGAAGTTAGATAATATAAATTTTCATTTAGTGATTGATTTGGAGTTAAATTAGACGCATTAGATTTAAAGTATAAACCATCACCCAAAGATCCAATACCAACAGTTGATAAACCTATGAAATCTTCGCCTTTTTTAATAACAAATAAATCAATTGTATTGCCAGTAAACGGTATTTGGAAGTTATTTGGAAGATCATTTGGATCATCAGTGGTTGCTACGTTAAATTGTTTATTAGATATTGGCGGTACATTTAATGTTACTTTTTGACCAGTTGTAAATGGGTGTTTGGGTAGATAAATCTGTCTGTTTGGAATTGAGATTTTATTCTGTACCTCACCAATAACATAGGTTGTTTCTGTGTTAACACCACTCGTTCCTATTCCAACTGATTGTGGTGCGTTAAAATAAACCACATCATTTTTTCTAGAGTCAAATCTTCTTGTTTTTACTGGTATCGATATTTGATTATTAAGCACATCTACATTAGAACCAAAAGTATGTGCAACACCAGCTACACCTCCACCAGCGGTTCTCATGACTCTTATTACTTTTTGAGAAGCATAAACACTTAATATCTTGAGTGTTTCTTCACCAACTCTTAAAGAACCACCAACTGAAACTGTATTTGGTAACTTATTTACAAAAATATCTTCTATTACACTGTCTCCAGCGTTCACAGCGTTCATTTTTTTACCAAGTTTAACTGTGTCAGTATTAATACCAACTTTAAAGGTATCGGTTAATCCAACCACTGATGTAGTTAATCCAGAGACAGATATTGATTCATTATTATCAATCTCAAAGAATGGTAAACAATTTGCCCGAACTTCATTATTACCTTGCCATGTAAATACTGCTTGCTCGAATCTATTCAGGTTTGTAGTAATATTTGATACACCAATTCCTAAAATTTCACTTACCTCTGCTCTAAATCCACCACCTTTAGTATTTGTATCATCAAAGTCAACTACATCTCCTACTTTATATCCAGTACCCCCATTTAATACTTGTACATCTTGAACTCCACCACTTGTTACAGACTCGATTTCTGTTGCTTGTCTGATTGCCTCATTAGATTCAATGATAAAATCATTATCTGCATCATCTTCTCCAACATTATGTGGATAGGTATTACGAGATAAATTAGAATTATTAAAATCAAATGCATGAGTTAGTTCTTTATTTTCAGTTATAATTGGCAATCTATAAGTATTACCTATAAAATATGGATACGAACCAGTTAATAGACCATTAGTATCTATTTCGCAAGTTGCAAAATAAGCATATATTCCATTTGGAAATTCTGGTGTTTTACAAAAACGTCCATTGTGTATATCTAAATCACCAGATGCATCATATTGAAAATCATCATTGAAAAATCCATCAACGAATCCACTTGGTCTATTTACAACATTACTTGAATTTTTAGTATATGAAGAACGAATCGTAGATAATCCAGAGTTTATATCATCTGGTTTTGTAAATCCGAATGGTCCGTAGATTGGATTACCATCATATGCCCATCCGATTATTGGTGAGTGTTTTAATATTGTATCAAATTCATTGTTATTCTTTTTACTAAACGAATCAGACTCAAATATAGATGCTAATTTTTGTGTATATCCAAGAATTCCAAAATGCAAATCACTGCTACGTCCTACAAGATGACTACTTCCAAATCTTGTTTTATCATTTAATGATAAATCTCTTAGAACAGGTTCAAACTTTGCATTTCTTCCTCTTGCCTCTGCAACAACGGTTGTTGTTAGAGCAGTATATCCAAGACCAGAATTAATTACTATAGCATCAATTAAATCACCATTTTCGACAACAGATCTTACGATTGCACCATTACCTGTATCTGATGTTATTTTTAGTAATGGTGGAGAAGAATAATTTGATCCTTTGTTAACAACGACAACATCTTCAATTTTACCATTAACGATAACAGGTCTCAATTCAGCACCTACTCCAGTTTGTATTTTAACAGAGGGTTTATTTACATGATTTACAATCTTTGATCCATAATCAGTGCCTTGCTCATACAAATAAGTGCCTATTATCTCTCCTGATACTATTGGTGTAAAATTAAATGATCCTGTTACAGTTGAACCATATGATACTTCAACATTTACCTTTATTTCTGGATATGTAAATGTTTGATATCCTGTTCCTGTTGAACCTAAACTAACAAACTTTCCTCTCTCAAAGTTGCTTGAGATTGTAGCACCTATACCAGCATCTGCTAATTTAAATGAATCGTCATTTACCTTCATCACATAATATGAAGAAGTAGTGGTTAAACCTTGTATAGATTGTGGTGCTGTTGAACCTAAACCCACAGTTGGAGAATATTCAATTATATCACCATGCTCAAATCCATGATTATCATAATTGATTGTATTGTAAGAAGTTAAAATCCCTGCTGGATCTACTCTTAACTTACGATATTGATATCCTGAACCTGAGTCTAATACCTTTACGCCAAATATTGTATTTTTAGACTCAGTTCTAAATTTATGAATACCTATTGCAGCAGTATCAGTTGATAAACCAACTGTATTAATACCAGCAATACCCGACATTGCATCTGATTTATTATTAAACAATCTGACTGTTGTTGGGTTTACAACTCTTACAAAATAAGGATCTCCATCAGATAGAGTTCCCTCTACGGTATTTGTACCATATGCAGAACCAATACCTACAGATGGATTGCCATTGTTTTTATAGTAAACTAATTGACCAGTTTCAAGATTGTGTTCTGACCTAGTAGTGATTGTTTCTGCATCTATATCAATACCACCACCGAAGAAAATATCACGACTATCGAATTCTATCTCACGGAATCTATCTCCTAATGCTGCCTGTAATAAGCAACCACTACCATTACCTCCAGTTAGTGATATGCTCTTCACAGATTCAATATCAAAGTCTTGAGGGTCAACTAAAACTGCTTCAACACCTCCTTTTATTATTGGTTCAGCAAGTGCTGATTTACCTATACCTAATTCTATTTCAATTTTAGGTGGATTAATAATATCATATTTTTCACCGCCATTTGATACCGTTAAATCTTGAAGTGGTCCATAAAATATTGTATCTGGTGATTTGGGAGATAGAATTTCTGTACCATCTTTTAATATACCTACTTCATTTACAGTTGGTTCATTTGTTGTGGATACAAATAAATTTTGTGTTAAAGGAAACTTTCTTAATATCTTATTTGCTGTTAATTTTTTATTAGCATGTCTTTGTAAAGTAAATCTATGTATATCTAATGTTGAAGAACCCACACCAATTTGAATGGTGCTTGCAGTTCCAATCTGTGCTCTTGAAAAATAAAGTCCAATACGAGTAATATTACCACCAGCAGGTTCTGGTTGAGGATCAACATAGTAAATACCACCATCAACTAAACCAGGTAATACATCAGCAGGACTAGTATCAATACCAACTTTAATTGAATTATAAACAACAGCATCACCTTTTACAAAATCAATGGGGTCATTTGTGGAAAAATCAATAAAATAATATAAATTATTATTTGGATTTTGTGAATCTAATGCAAAATTAACATGTGTTGGATTTGTAAATGCACTTCCAACTCTTTGTTCACTTGTAACAACATCGGTTATTGTGTAATCTGGTAATGAATTAGAAGCAACATACCCATCAATATTATTATCCGTATAAACATTGAGGACATTAGAAATTATAGCATCATTTCCCTCTTTAATTTCAACACCTGTGCTATTTGCTTTTTCAATTATTCTACGTATATCGTATTGAATGTTAGAATTTGGAGTAAATGTTGTAATAGCTGTAAAACTATTATCCGAATTAATAGTTCCTACCTCCAAAGTGCCTTCTATAGTTTGTTCATTTCTTCTTAATATCTCAAATTGATCGCCAACTTTCAATGAGGATTTATCTATTTTTGTTTCAAGTGAAAATGTGCTTCCTGCAATTTCAACTCTAAATCTTGAACTAGTGTTATATTGCCAAATATTTGCAAATTTTTCTTTATAAGTCAATCCATTGTTTTCAATCTTTTCACCAACATTTTTTACATAAATGTTTTCACCTTCATTTGCAAGATTAAGTTCATCAATAACTTTAAGTTCTGATAGTACACCAGTAATTCTAAGTTCTATTTTTTTATCTAATTCGCCATTTTCATATCCAAATAAAGTTTGATTCTTTCTAATATTGTCTGCAGTGTTAATAACCCTTGTTACACCAGTGCAACCAAAAAATTGATTAATAGATTTAGATGTGTAATTAATAGTGTTGTTACCACTAATAATTGTACCAGATTCATCAAATCCAACTGTTGAATCAACATTTATAATGGATGCACCAACTTGTACAGGATTAAGTGATTTAGTATTTGGAGTTACCTCAAATATACCTTTAATTAAATCACTTGGTTCACTAAACCCTACAAATAATGATATCTTAAAATATGATTTTCCCTGCCTTGTAAATATTTCAACCTCTGATACAGACGCATTTGTATTAAGGTCATCTGACATGTATACAGTTTGTCCTATTAAATTTTTAGGTTCTCCACCACTGGTTATTAATTCAGCTACAATAGTTTCTCTTCTTATAAATTCTGCACCAGAGGGTTTAATTAAGAAACCTTCCAAATCAACAACTTTTGATTCTACTCCGTATAAAACCTTGAATAAAATAGATATTGACTCTTCTATACCTTTTGACTGATAGAATGAACGTGCAAATTTAACAAAATTACCAACATCTAATTTTGACGATAATTTAGTATCTTCTAAACCTGGTAAAAATGTTTTCTTTAATTTACGATAAAATTCTTGTAAAAATAATACGGATAAGTTTTTAACAGTATCACCAGATGTATGATCTGCTGAATTTGTATCCTCAAATATTAAACTTTCTTTATTAACATCAATTAATGAGGATGAAACACCAACATTGTATCCAGATATCCCACTAAATCCACGAATACAACCTGTGAATGAATTTGTAGTTATCCCTGTATAAGATATTATTTCATCATTAATTTTTATTAAACCATATTCATCAGGAAATCCTTTTGTACTCGTAACATTAATGGTTGTGTCTGCAGATGCGATATCAGCAGATATACTTGTTACCCCAACAATTACTTCAGGTACTAAATTATCAACCTTTAGATATTGGTTAAAATTATTGATTAAATCACTAGGACCTCCCTGAAATTCTTGAGAGATATAATATTGTTTAAAAAATTCTATCGCTTTTGGAAAATCAGCGAGAACAAACTCTGGTAACTGATTTTCTATGATAGTATTGACTTTTATTCTTTTGTCAATTTGTGACATAAATTATTTCCTCTCTAAAACCCCGTTTGAGTAACTAGAGGTATAGTAATCTCTGGTAAATACGACACCTGAAACATCTTCTCCTGATGCAATTACGTCCTTCACCATATTTATGTTACTCTTAGAAACGTCAAAACTTACAAATAAATCTTTTAATCCTACAACATCAAACGACTCTGGGAATGCTTGAACTTCTATTATATTATTATCTAATGAAGTAGATGTAAAATTAATTGTATTCAATATGACCTCACCTTTCATATAATCAACTCCTCCAGCATCCCTCTTAACAACGACCTGTTGATCTTTGTTATTTCTGGTTACAATACTCAATGTACCCTTCATTGTTCCGTCTAAATTACCTGATGCATCTTTACTTGGTATATCTGTAAGGAAACAAGTTGTATTAACACCTGCTACTGTAAATCCAGTGCTCTTGATATTAAAACCAGCGGGATTAACATGAAAACGATTACCAAAACAAAGTTCATATTGGGCAAATTGATTTAATAATGCACTTATATCTCTTCTTACAATAACCTTTGTAATATTAGATGTGATACCATCATCAATTCGATCAATAAGTTGGTTTATTTTACTATACTTGAATCTACCGCCAAATTTATTCATTTCGACGTTATTTGCATATTCAGTTAAACCAGATATAACATTTGTTCTTAGATCAGAGAAAGATGCAACTTGAGCAGGATTATAGTAAATGTTGGAATCAATTTCAACATATAATATCTTCAAATCTACAATTTCAGAGTTTATACCTGCAACTGCATAAGATTTTAATTTAGTTTTAATTTGTTGTTTATCGAAATCTGATACAAATGTACCATTTTTTGGTTTTATGCTAATTTGTACCTTACCGAACTGTGGTGGTGTTAATTCTTCACCTCCAATCACAGATACAGACTCAGTTTGTGGGAATATAGTTTCAATTATTGCTTCATAATCTCTTGGTGTAACTGCTCTATATTGAGACGAGTACAGTCTTGGGGCAAAATACTTAATAGATGATACATCTTCAACTTCAGCACCGTTAGTAGCGTTTGAGACGGTTGTAATATCAATAGTATCAGTTGGAATGAAGAAAGTCCCATCATCTTTAGTAAAAGTTCCTTGAAAACTAAAATTAGAAGGACCATTACCATCTTTACCATCAGTTACAATATAAGTTGCTGTTATTATTTGCTCATTTTCTAATTTTTTACCAAATAATCCATCACCAAACAATATTTCATATTTTTCATCCTGAACTTCTTGTGCTAAAAATATTTCAGAGTTTTTATTTAATTTTAATATATTATCCACCATGCTATACTTTCTACCTAAACTTGTATCACTGATACCAGAGACATAAACTCTTAATGTTGAACTATCAATGTTTGGACTATCAATTATATACCTTTGATCAACTGAAGTATCGACTCGATATGTCCTACTCAAATATGTTCCTTCATATATTATGATTTCTCCGTCAAATTGAGCAAAAGAGTTACCACCTCGATCAACCACTCTTGAAGATGTAATATTATCTGGTATTGAAAAACGATAAGTCGTTCCCTCTGCATTACCAATACAAATTAAACCTGAACGTAGCGTAATGAACTTTGGAGTGGCACTAGATGTTGCTCCTAAGTCAACATCCTCTATCTGAATTGATGCTGTTGCAGCGGTTCTGGAGCGTGGTACATAACCAATGTTACGAGCAAGAGAAACAACGTTTTCACGAATTGTCGCAGAATCCAAAAATGACTCATTAGCAACTAAATTTGCATTAAATGCATTAATGTAAGTATTGTATGCTAAAGTATCAATTAAAACAGAAAAGTTAGAACCCTCAAAATCAAAATCTGTAAAATTTGAGTTTGATCTTAAAAAATCTTTAATTTGTACTTTGATTTGCTCAAAGTCTAAACTTGTAAATTGAGTAAAGGGCATATTATCTCGTAGGTTCTAAAATAAATGTAAAAGATTGAACTGGTATTTCTAAGCCAACGATATCAAAGATAACTTTTACCTCTAAACTATTAGAATCGGGTAATCCATCAACTTCAACACCGATATCACCAACTCTTGGTTCAAAGTTTCGTATTGTACTGCGAATTTGATCCTCTATAATAGTAACTGAGGTGGCAGAAAAGTTCTCAAACAGTGAATCACGGATATCAGTACCAATAAGAGAGTTAAAAAATCTCTCTGTTGGTATTGTTTCCACTAAATTTCTCACTGATCTTACGATTGCACGTTCATTCAAGAGCACAGGCATGTCTTTTGTCACTGGATGAGGTGAAAAAGACAAACTTATATCCTTAAATGCTCTTGATTTGCGTTGAATCGCCATTATTAATGCTTTTAGATTTATTTATACCCTATCTCTCATAATCGTTCATAATATAATCGTCACTATCGAAGTAATTTAGTATCCACCAAGCAACTGAACGTGGATTTTTACCCCCACATGTAAAAATATCGATTGCAACACACCTTTTTTCAGGCCAAGTATGAATTGTGAAATGACTTTCGGCAAGTGTAATGTTAACAGTCACTCCTTGAGGGTCAAATTCATGAACAAAGCAGTTAAGTAACTTTAAATTCTCTGCTTGAACCGCCTTTACCATCTCATTTGCGATTTCTGTTGGGTTTATCAACTTACTTACATCAACATTGTAGACTTCTGCAAGCAAATGAGTACCCATATGAGCATTTTTAACGTTTTTCATTCTAATTCTGGTTCAATGTGAATTTCGACAACTTTGTAATCATCCTCTAAGACTTCTTCGAGGTAATCTTTATCCCAATAATCGTAATAATTGGTTTTTGCCAACTTTTTTCGTGCTTCAGTCAGTTCTTTTCGTGGTTGGCATAGCACTAAATTGTATTTTCCGTTACTTGTTTGGATTCCTTGTATATATGTCTTCGTTTTTCCATGATCAGCGATGAATTTATAGTCAGGATAGTTCCGATTATAGTCATCAACCGCATCATAGAGAAATTGTGCACTAATATTATCCTCTACCACATAAATTATAACATCAAAATCGTTATTTGGCACGATTTGACTTAATTTTTCGTCAACTATCGTGTAATTTGCCTTTGATGCATAAGGACATATCGCAAAATTACCTAATTCTGGTCGAATTTTGGATAATTGTCCAATCCAATGTAAAATATATCTACTTTTCTTGTCGTTCATCGGGTGTTGTCCAGAAATAATCGTCACAATCCCCCAATCTACCCCACTTTACATCATTCTCAACCTCAAAAATACGTGTTGATACCTTAAAATCAGGTATTTTGACATTTTCTGGTGTCATTGAGGTATCAAAGATGCGACAACGGTTGTTTGGATAGAGACAAAACTGACCATTTCGTAATTCAATCAGATTAAATGACTTATGTTCATCAGGCATCTCACTTGTAGAAGCATCAATCTGGTCAAAATCACCGTGATAATTATCTAAAGTGCAAATATACTGTCCTTTTTGGTTTCCATAGTGTCTTGTACGACATTCCCACTCCATTGGAGCAACGAATTGCTTCTGAATGACTGTAAAATCATAGTCCATACAGTTCCAGAACTGTAAATTCACTAAATCCATATCTAGATCAGGT